GTTGACCCACTCATTCCGTCGAGCAAGAAACTCGGGAACATTGGTAATTGTCTGAGCATCTGGGAACAGAACGTCGATGTTTTCGATACCATGCGCAAGAGCATACTCTTCAACAGCCTCTTTGAGAGAACCGCCCTTTGAGGCATCAGCGACAATTCCCTTTATTGCATCGTGAGAAAGGACAGCCGTTGGCTTATCACCTTTCTCGAAAACATTGTGGGTAGTCATTTGGTTTCCTTCCTTGTCTGTGTCGCCGTGTTCGGCATTGGTGTCGTTATTGGTGTTATCAGCATTATCGGCATTCATGTTGTCTTGTTGTGCTGTGCCACCGGTCGACTCTAGAGCCTGACCGAGCATGTAATGAAGAACATCTTTTTGCTTATCACTCATACTGTCATAAACATCCTGGATGGTTTCATCACCAGTATTAGCAGCATCTCCTGCGGCATGTTCAAGGGCTTCACCAACCATGTGGGTCAAGACACCTTTCTGCTTATCATTCATAGTGTCATAAACCTCCTGCATGGTTTGAACATGATCGTCCTTGGACTCATCTTTTACATCAGTCTTAGTCTCTTCCTTAGTCTCATCTGTATCGTCATTGGAGTGTTCAAGTTCCAATCCGGTATAGATAATAACCTCATCATCAAGAACAATATCATCACCATCTGAGTGATGAATTGTTACATTCTCAATGAGTGCTCCAGGATTTGCACCTGAAAGGACTAGGCTAACTTCACGAATTGCACCATGGAGAACATTTCCTCCACGCTCAATTAGTTGATTTGCCCAAATGGACAACATAGTTATATCTCTATGCTCAACAAGACCTTTTGAATGAATACCCTTTGGAGAATTATTGAAATATCCATAAGCATAAACACCATCAGGCCGATTTTCTAGAAGAGCATGTCCGAGTACATTCTCGGGATCTGTGTGGCCGTGCTGCCAAACCAAGGGAACTCGTGCTTTATCTTGCTGTTTGAACGCATCTGGCATGATGGTTCGGCCGTCAGAGCACTTAAGTCCCGCTTTTGTGGCATAACCGCTGAAATCGGGTTTCATTTGATTGTTCCTTTCGTTTTCATCGAACGGTTTGTTTAATGGCTTCGAAATTACTTTGTTTGTCGGCTTCATATGTAGCTTTCAAATTATCTTTAAGAGCTTTATAATTCTCTCTTGCTGAATCAATAGTATCTTTCAAAGTAACTCTTAATTGTTCTCTATCTGAATTGGTAGAATCTCTTTGTGACTGTTTTTGTATAGTCGTTTCAATAGAAACACCAGCTTTATCTTCCGAAGCCTTACTTCTTACGCCGTCCTTTTGACTTTTGGACTCGTTTCGGATTTTGTCTAGCTCATCACTTCTTTCTTTCGAAAGTTCTGCACGGCGTTTATCACTAACTCCTTTTGGAATTGGTGGTAGAGCATCAATTTTCTTCTGAGTTTCATCTTCGATTTTCTGAAGTTCTTTCTGACTATCGGTTGTAATTTTATCCAAACGAGCTGTACGATCATTTGAAAACCGATCAAGAATTAAACTTAATTTATCACTAATTTCAGTTCTACGTCCTTGAGCAGCTTCACGAATTTGTTGAACTGCAGTTTTATTACTATCTGAAGCCAATTGTAGATCTTGCTTTTTTGTTTCATCTAGTTGAGATTTAGCATAACCCCAGGCTTCTTTTTTAGTTTGAGTTTTCAAATCAGATGTATTTTGTCTCCCTTTTAATTCACGATTCCGAATATAGTATTCATGAGCTTTTACAGGATCATATGGAATATCAACGTGTTTTAAAATTGAGAAAATAAACAAATTTGCATTATCCATCTCATTTTCCTCCAACCAACTTATCAACGTCTGAACTAAGTCCATCGAGAACCTCATTCATTACTGAATCTAGATCATCGATAGTTGGTCCAACTGGGGCGGCCGGAGGAGTTGCAACTGGTTGTGGCATATTGCTGTTAAGAAGTTGATCAGCCTTTGGATCCTTTGAAGGAGACAATCCCATGAAACCTCTGATCTCATTGGAGGATAGGATTTCATTACGAGAGAATTTGTCAGCAATTTCAGCAAGTTGAGCAACAGGAACAAGTTTGAATGGGTCACGGAAATATCGAATTTGCTCTAGATTTTTAGTTCCAAGAATTCCAAGAAATGCTCTCTGCATTGCTTCAATTATTGAATCTAGAATAGGTTCTACTGTTCGAATATAGTAATTTAGCATTACTTTTTCATCAGCCGTACCATTCATAACATCTTCAGTAATTCCCAATTGTCCATACAGCATAGCAGTAAGATACTCCACTTGCTTAAGAAGATTGTTTTCTGCTGGCCTATTTAGTTGAGTAATCTTTTCAGTTCCATCAGTATATGCAATACCATACTGACTTCCTTTAAGTTGAAACTCAATATCTTCACGTCGTTTTTCTGCTTGTTGACGTCTTGCTTCTGACTTAATCACATAAGGCAATTGAATAATAAGATCCAGTTTACCCGAACTTGATTGTTCATCAACAGCATCTAGAAGACCTAGTTTTCGAATCAATCGTTGAAGAGTAGAGTTCGGTTCATTCATAACCGCATACAAAGGATTTTCTACAATTGCAACAAATCTCTTTTCTAATACAATTTCCTCACGTATTCCACTACTCTCGTTATAAAGACTAACTCGAATATGTTTTGGATACCATTGAACAACCTCTCCAACTCGCATTGTGAGAATCTCAAACTCAGCATTAGTTTCTGGATTACTCTCTGTATCAACAGGAACAATTACAGCAACACCTTTATCAAAGAGAGTCATTACAACATCTTGTCTAAAGGAGCGAGGAGATTGATCAATGTTCGGTTCAAGAGTTAAACACTGATTGAGTGAACTAACCACATCTTCAGAATATCGACCGTTTTCATCCAATTTAATGTGACGAATATTAATACCAGCTACATCAATGCTAATTCTCGTATAAATTGAAGATATAATAGATCTTTCATTATAGTAACGAAGTCTTGGACGATGAGGAGTTGAATTCGAGGTTGAAGGACCAAGATTTTGAGAATTGTTTTTATATGGATCACCATTTGATCGAAAAGCATTCCATGCTTGTTTAACACGTGTTAGAATAGCCAAAGTGTCACCTCCTTACCTGTAGAAATAATGCACTAATTTCTGAAATATCTCCATCTGTAAGTACAGAAAAATCGCGAAATTCCCCGGTCTCTCTATTAACAGAATAAAAAGGATCTAAATCTTCTTCCAATTCTCTTTTTGAAAATACTTGAAACAAATATAAATTCTTGTATTCTATGTAAGAATTAATTTTTTCATCAGGAAGATTTTTATTAATAATTTTAATTGCTTCATCAATGTTTAGCATTTTTTAACCACCTCAATAGATATCCTTGATTTAAATCAATATTATCAAGACGAGTAAATCCTGCTTCAAGAATGTTTCCTCCTACATCATGAAGAAATTCTGTATCGTTTATATATTTTCTACCGTTTTGAGCATCAAATATAACAGGTTTATTCTTTATAACTTCATAAGCTAGACTATGACCACCACCCATAGACCAATTTACACCAAGTTCACCTCTTGAAGCATTTGGTTGTTGAGCTAAAGTTTTGAATATAGAAGTTGGAGCATCAATTCCACCACCTTCTATTTTTACTTTCCCAATAATTAATCCAGATTCTTTAATCATCTTTGAATATGGTTTATCTTTTGCCAACCCAAGAGTTTTTTTAATTGATTCTTTAGCTGTTCTACGTATCTCACCTAGTCGTCCAGGACCAACAAAATCTGTTCCAGGATTTAAAACATTATATAAGCCACCAACTTCACCACCCGCACCAGTTGTCGTACGTGTTGCCGAAACATCATAACCTCGTCGACGCATTTCATAAGCAAATGTAGCACGACGACAATTCATTTTTGTTCCAAGTTCTCCATATTCAGGATTTATATGTTTAACAACAGAAGACATAATTTCATCAGAATCTAAATTCGGGTTAGAAAGACTTGAATTTTTCTTCCAAGTAGTAATACCTTTTCTAGAAAGAAATGCTTTTCCT